TTATCAGTAATATACTTCCATGTCCAGGCAGCCGTATCTTTTGGGAATACCAATGATGGAACATTTACTTTTTCGTAGTTCTCATTGATTGCAGGGCCTACTTTTGACTGATCGTAACATTTGTAGCAGTCAAAACAATAATTCTCATTCGCATCCTGGCTCCACTGCCATAATTCATCGGAGACAATCAGATAGGATCCATTCATAAACTCAACGCCCTGGATCATTCCCGGTTCTTTTCCAGAAGTCGGGCTGTATCGGCTACCATCTCTACCAAGTACATTATCGTTCCATCCGGAATAATAAGGACTTGTGGAAAGATAGGTGCTTCCTGCTGTGGTATCGAAAGTCTTTCCTCCGTTATCCACATAGACTGCTGAATATTCTTTTGTTTCAATAGTCACTGTTTCGATGGCTGTAATCAGTTTTCCATCGAAGATAGAATAGTTACTTGCTGTGTTTCTGTCAGATCCGCTCTGAATGCCAAGCATAACAGCCGAGCCAACCAAAAGGTTTGCAGCCTGCTCCTTTGTCAGAATTACCCTTTCTACTCCAGTCTCACTTACTGCAACTGTGTACTGGTAGTTGTAATTTGTGCAACCTTCAATCTTTCCGGAATTTCCTTTACGTCCATATTTCAAACGCACCATAGCATCCAGGAATTTAACAAGAGATCCGGAAGCTCCGGAATACTGTGCTCCTCTGCCTCGCCATCTGCTTACACCTGTCTGGTGGGATGTTCGGTTTACCGGTTTCAATCCGGTTCCACATGTGATACCTCCATCTGCATCAATTCCGGCATAATACTTCGGGTGTGCCATATACTCATGCACTTTTCCGGTCCGGTCGGTTCCCTCTTTCCATCTCTTATATCCTGGTGCTGGTGTACATCTGGTTTTCAGATATTTGTAATCCTTGTCCTGCCGTTCTCTCTTGTAAGTATTCTTCTGGAGAACCCAGCAAAGATGTTCTCCGCCTCTTACTTTTGCAGTATCGTCAATATGCTCCACATAGAAAATCTCATGGGAACCATCTGCTTTTTTCTCTGCCGCAACCTCAAGACACCAGAACTGCGGAAGGTGTGCAAAAGGATCGGATCCGGCTGTTGATTCTGTAGACGGTGTGCAAGTTAATCCAGTGGAATCATCGGTCAACTCTCCGATCATGGATGTGCTTTTTGAATATCTCGGTGTGGTTACACCATGCACTCTAGTATCAACCAGGACATTCCCGAACCATCTCTCCAGCATTTCGGACTTTGTAAAAAGATCCGGGTTATACTGAATCTTCCACCATTCAGCAAAAAGGGCGTCCACCTCTGCTTTAGAAGTAGCCGCCGCAACTTTCTCTTTGTATTTCAGATCCATCTCTCCAGCGATCTGATCTCTGTGTACTTTCACAAGTAACTGCATTGTCGTGTCTCTTGGAATGTTTATAGCATCGCTCACTTAACTTTACCTCCTATGCACTTAAAATAATAGCGTCAAGACCGTTATCGTCCGCATTGATCCGGAACGCAATGGTATTGACCTGGTCAATAAGTATCTGAGTAGCCTCTTTTGCTTTAGAAATTGCATCTGCGGTATTCGACTGTCTGTCTTTCTCATTTTGGATTCTGGCATTCTCCGACTGGATGCGAACATTCTCGGCAGATGTTCTTTCACTTTCAGCCTGGCTTCTGGACTGTTCATTCTGAACTCTGACTGTTTCAGCCTGTGCTCTCTGCTCCTCTGCTTTATTTGCATTGGTAGTTGCCGAATTTGCATCTTTCGTTGCCTGTACCGCATTGGCTGTAGCAGATGTAGCTTTAGAAGCAGCATCAGCCGCTAGGTTTGCTGCTTGATTTGCGTTACTCGCCGCTTGGTTTGCAGCTGAAACTGATGCCTGGATGGCAGAATCTACTTGTTTCGCAGAATCCACCACCTTCTGTAATGCCGTCTGTTGAGTCTTACTATCTGACGTAGCTTTTTCGGTAGCAACTTGCTGGGTTTTAGAATCCCCTGTAGCTTTCTCTGTGGCTGTCTGCTGGGTCTTTCCGTTCTTGGTAGCGTCTTCAAGTGCTGTCTGCTGTTTCTTTCCATTGGAAATGGAAGTAGCCAGATCCTGCAACGCTTTCTGAACTTCCACAGACTTTGTGTCAATTGCTTCTACCTGTTTCTTCATAGTTGCGGCTGAAGCATCTACGCTTTCTTTTATGCTGTTGTAGCTTTCATTCTCCTCATGGATTTTCTGCATACAGGAGATAAAAGCACCTCTTACTTCTTCTCCATAGACCGCATTTCTGAGCTGATCTATCTCCTGGGAAATATCTGTCATTTAGTCTACCTCCGTTTCCTCTGTAATCTCCTTCACCGTGATATTTGCCGGTACTACTTCCGGCTGGCCAGTCTCTTCTTCTGATTCTGCATCTTCCGAATTTTCAAAAGCCTGGATTAAATCTGCTTTCTCTTTCTCAAAAGATTCCTGCATTTCTTTCATCTTTGCTTCGTAGTATTCTTCCGTCTTCTGCTTGTGATCGTCCACCGTAGATGCAAGCTCCATGTAAGCTTCATTCCGATATTCGAGCAAAATCCCTTGCAAAATGCTGTCAATCATAAACAGCGGAAGTGGGAAAGCTCGAATCAAGTTTCTCACTCCCAATGTGATTGTCTGCTTAGCATCCGCATAATACTCCTGTGCCGTTGTTTCTGGTTTTGTCACTTCTACCGATTTCTGATTATCCATTGGTTACCTCCTTTGCTTTTTCAAGAAGAGCTAAGACCTCCTCTTCTGTGAAAGTCTTAGCTTTTTTTGCGGTTACTATTTCTGACTGCTCATTTTTCCGGATATTGCTCTGTTGGTTTTCCGGAACCCTATATTCTGCCATGTAATCTCCTTTCTTAACCATACCAGGTTCCTTTTATAAGGATCCCGTTTTTAAACTGCATCAGACAGTTGCTGGACCATTGCCCCGCCGTACCATCACTATTCATGGATATAATTTGGACAAATCTCAGCGTTCCGTTGATTGATCCGTCTGGCCATGAAACATTTCGTAATGTCCAGTTATGCATATCAATATCGCAACCAGCATGTAATCTTCCTGCCGTGTAATCGCTCCATCCTTTGTTTTTCTGTACATATGTCCATTTCATTGTGTATGAGCTTGCTCCGGAATAATCCTGCGCCGCCCAGGCCATATAAGCTCCTGGCCACTCCAAGTCAAAGTTAAGACCTTTCTTTGAGTTGTCACTGTTCAGCATATTGGTTCCAATTTTTCCGACATAATAACCGTCTCGCCAATAATGGCTTCCATTCTGGTCAAATACTGCTCTCTTCTTGGAATCAGAAACGCCATTGTTATAAATTGCAATTTCTCCTGGGTTGATCTGCACGTATTTTGAGTTTTTATTGAAAGCTATAATCACGTTGTTGTAATACTGCGTGATGTAAGAACCCATATCACCTTTGCTTACCTTTGAGGTGATGTTATTGGCATTGACCTTGATAGATGCTGTTAGCTTTTCTTCAGCCCCTTGTGCCCTTGTTACTTCTGCAGTGATGGAATCTTTCAAAATTGAAAGTTGCGACTCTGCATATGTGTTCAAGTAACCTAATATTTCCACGTCTGTGATGTAGACGGTCGTATTTGCAACATAGTTATAAAAGTACGTGTAAAAATACGACGGTGTAGCATATGAAGTAAACTCGAACTGTTTCCAGTTACTGCTCAGCTCTCCGGCAGCGGTGTAGAATGTCTTTCCGTCAATGGTTACTCTTATGCGTGCCGTGCTGGCATCTTCAGAAGCACATGCCGCTTTAAATCTGACTGTGACATTCCCCTTTTTTGCCCATGGTTTCTGATACCAGGAGATATTGTATGTCGAAGTCGTGTTTTGAATCTTTGCGCAGCTTCTATTGTTGAAAGTTGTCTGCGTTATCTGTGCTGTGTCACTTCTGCTCCATCCGGTAAACTTATCTTTGCTATCCGAGAAACTTCCGTTGCTGCAATAGTTGTGGAGCGAATTTTCATAAACCTCAGATACCGATGCTGACACTTTCCCAACCTCCACATCTACTCTGGCGTTTAAATCGTCAAGCAACTCTTGCATATCTCTTAGGCATCTAATATCTGTGACGTACAATATGCTTCCGGAATATCCGTACACAGTAATTGCTACAGACTTTGATGCTTTCGTAATTTTCACTTCTTTACTGAATGTCTGGAATTCGTCCGCTTTGTAACTGCTTAGATATGTTGTGCTCTTATTCTCTGAAAAGCCATACTGGATATAGGACGGTCTGTACTTCGTTCCTTCCGGATATGCTGCTTCAACAGATATCTTGTAATTGCCAGCTTCTAAAGTTCCAAGGCTCTGTGTCAATGTGATTGATCCAGTCCCAGAAAATGTCAGTTTGAACGCATTCTTGTTTAGGAACTCAGCTTTTTCGACTTTACAGATTCCTGTTGAGCCGGATAAGTTGAACTTACTGAGATTCAGCGTTTCTTGTTCTCCTCCAACAATGTAATTCTTCCTGGCAACCGTTTCCTTCACGCTTCGGACTGACAGTGAAATCTTATTCTCCAGATTTGAAATAGAATTCTCTATCTCCTCTCTGGCAACTCTGACTTTATCATCGGCATGATTTTTCGCCGTTGTTTCACTCTCTGTTATCTTCGTTTCTACTGATGTCCGGTATCCGGCATCCAGAGATTCCGTCTTGACCGAATTTACCAGAAGCATTTCTCCATTTATTTTTCCATCCATGGTCAGTGCCACTCCGTCTATCGGTCC